CAATTGCTTTTGAAATAACAGCTGAGTGTACATCTTGTAGAACACCTGGTACAAGAATCATATTAATATCGTATTCATCTTGATTTGATAATAGATTTAATGCTTTATTATAAGCTGTTTTACCTTGAGCAGCTACATTGACATTAAATCCTTGTGAATTTGCATCTATCTTGTCATAGAAATTATAGGCTTGAGTACCTGTGGTATTACCTAAACCATCAAACCCGGCATATCCATTTAATCCACCTACAAATGAACCACTATTTAAACCAGGAAGTGATCCTGTTAAAGTATTATCTCGTCTTGAACCATTTTCATCAAGATAATCTACTGTATCTTTTACATCAGATACATAAACATATTTTGATTTTGGTGGATAGTTACCTACATATTCAAGATAAGGTTCAGATTCTGTACCAGCTATACTGTTATAAGAATCACCAATCATTTTTGAGATATAATTATTAGAATTTGGGTCTAATGAAAGGTTGTTCCAGGTTTCTAATATTTGTTTTCTTTTAATAGAATCATTTCCTTGTCTAATTAGGAGAGTAAATGTTCCTTTAGTTGGGTTCTGGTTTGAAACTTCCCATCTTAAATTGTCTTTAGAACCTGAAATAAGAATATTATTTGTTCCAACGCCTGTATCAAAGCCATTTAAACCTGTAGTACTATTCATAACCCTACCATCAGCGACTGTATTTAATTTAAATGAACCAGCAGCATTTGCACTATAATCAAGTGCACTACCAGTATGAGTTTGTCCCACACCATCTGAACTACCAGTAGGAACTAAAGCAGTAGCTCCTCCAAAAACACCTTCGAGTATTCTAACGACTGTCAGTTGTCCTGCATTTTTTAAATATTGTTGTGCTGTTAATGATGTTAGATATGTGAAATAACTACTACCACTCTTGAAGCTATCACCGAAAATCTGTTGATATTCTGAATATGATGATACAACTGTTGGAACTAAAGCTGGACCCTTTACTGTTGGTCCGACAATTGCCGCTCCAATTTCTCCAATAGCTGCTGGTAAGAAGGACTGGTCAATCTCTGATGTAAAGACGCCAGGACTTACAATTTTTTCTGCCATTATGTTTCTCCGATTAATATATTAATGTTGTAATATTACAATTTGATACTATCGTGTACACAGATAGCGTTTCATATATAAATATATGAAAAAAATCTCAAACGATTATATTTATTTACTTTATTGTTACTTATCTGATGTGAATACACCAGTTTCTGGGTTTAAAGAACCTTCACCATATTTTTTAGTTATTTCAGCGAGAAATGTGTTTTCATTTTCTTGAATTGTAATAAATTCTTTATTTAACTCGTCTTCACTCTTATCTAAACTTTCTACTTGTTGGTTAAGTCTTAATGTAGCTAAAGATAATGAACCAAATTTATTTTGAATATCAAAATAACTATCTTGTATCTCTTTAATCTGTTTAAGTTCTTCTTCTGTGAATTTTGTTTCTTCTGCCATTTTGTAACCTCTATTTTGTTGTTAATGTCGTATATAAATATATATAAACTTTTCTAAAAAACGATTTATTTTCCTACTTGTTTATTAGTCGCATCACCCTCAAATCCAAATACTATTTTTGAAGGTGTTAATTCTTTAGTCACTTCAGATGATTTTCCAAATATAGTATCAGTAAACTCTGGAATCATATACCCTTTAATTGAAAGACTAAATTCATTTTTTATTAACCTCTCACCATCGGAGGTCATCTCTGAGGAATCACTTATACTACCATCTAATGATGATAAGAATTTATAACTGGTAGAATCACCAAAATATGTTTCTAAATGTTCAACCCATAAGTTATTAAGTATATTCATCTGTTCCATATAATTTGTAAACATCATTATAGAATAATTACATACTACAAAGTCTGGCATTCCTGTATAAAGTAGTTCTTGTACTGGTTTCTTTCCAGTTTGTACCGCGAATCTATCATAACGATTATCTTTTGACCATGCACTGTTTCTTGCTACTTTAATAAACTTACCCTGAACATCATTATCAAATGAAAGAGGCATATTATCATTCATAGAAAGATCAGTTCTTCTCATTATTATTAATGGTAACATGACTGAACCATTCTTATCTCTTAATACACCATTCTTTCTAACTGATTTCCATCTTTCTTCATTTGCGTATAGTACGGGTACTTTTACAGTTTCATTAGCTTCTCTAACAGTTGGTTTCATTATATTTTTAATATGACCCATTACAGTAGTGTCTATGTCTTTTAATGTTATAGAGTAGTTTTTAGTATAGTCTTTTCCTGGATTTACTGACTGAGAACGATTTCCTTTTGTTGGATTACTCTTAAAGGACTTCTGTGAAGACCTATCAACTTGTGATGTTGTTGTTACATGTTTATTTGTAATTGGTTTAACAGCCATTATACTTTATCCCCATTTCGTCTTCGTTCTCGTATTCTCAATGCTTTTAGTTTGTCTTTCTTAGTCAATACTTTACCTATTGTTACTTCAGATTTAACAGCATTCATATCAACTTTACTGATAGCTATCTCTCGTTGTATATCTACCTCGATAGCTTCTGTACCAGTTTGACTTTCACTATCACCGATTTTATTTCCGAACTTATCAATCTTACCCAACATCTTATTCATCATTTCTTCTAATTTTAAGTTACCATTTTGTTCGGTTGGAACTTGGTATGTTTGTTCACCATAGATATCATCGTCTTGTGTTTCTTTAATATTACCATCGACTTCCTCAACTACTACAATCGGTTTTACTGATTTGAAGTTTGGAGATGTCGTGTCAATTTTTGTTATTTTTTTACCTGGTATTCGTTGGACTGCCATTATCTTGTTCTTTCTTCTATTTGTAGTCCCGACAATCTACTTCTATGTGCTTTAACAATTATACTATGTTTAAATCCTTGATGACCTGCTATCAACTGTGGTTCTGTTACTGAGTTCATTTCAAAATAATGTCCGTTCCAATCAACAATATCACCGATTTCTGGATAGAAGTCAGCTTCTGATAATGTTGTTCTATGGAAATACATCTCAATTGATGTGTTTAGGTCTGGACCTAAGTCATTTAATTCTATTTCTGGTTCTATATAGTTAATAAGACAATTTACTCTAAATCCGTCATTATAATATTTAGTTGTAGATTCACCGTACATATTACCTTCTGTATTCTCTATTGAAATCTTATAGATGTCTACTGTCTGTCCTATTATCTCATCAATCAGTTCTTCGTTAAGAGCGTCGAACAAATCTACTTCTTTTTGTGGTACAAAAAATGGTTTATTAGTTGCCATACACTTATCCTATGTAAATTCCAAGTGGTGCTTTGTTCAACACTTGTTGGTTAGCTTCTGCTTCTTCAGCTTCTGCTTTTGATTTTTCTGTTAATGACATTGAATCTAAAAATTCTTTTAATTCTTCAAGTAATTGTTGTTTTTCTTCTCTACCTTCAGATTTCAATGATTCACCATCCATTGTTACCTCACCATTTGGTAACGGCATTGAAGCATATTTACTTCTGATGATACCGAGTAGTTCTTTTGATAATGCTAATGTCATCTTTCTTATCCATTGACGACCAGATGAATTTATTTCATTATATGTTATAGATTTATATGGAACATTACTTGGGTCTGTTACTTTATTTGCTGTATGTGTTCGTGTGGTAGATTTGGCTTCACTTCTAATTTGATATTCAAACCATACTTTATCTCCAGCATCTGCAGATTTTGGTATTGGGAATATTCTTACTTTATTGTTTACCAATTCAAATGAATAATTAGATTTTCTAACTTTATCACTAGTTTCAATGGTCTGCATTCTTGTTATATCATGTGAAATCGGTCTCATTATGAATGAAATTGCTGGTGAAGTTCCCCCCATACCCATACCATCTAACATTTGTTGTTGGTCAAATGAACCAGCATATGGGTCATAGAATTTAATTGCTGCTGATGGTCCATAATTAAATACTCGTTGTATTTCAAGTCTACTACCTGAATGGTCTGAACTAACAGTAGCATCTGTTTGTAAATCATAAACTTGTTTATCACCTGATAGAATTATTGAACCAGTATGTAAATCTGCTTCACCACCAACTCCTACAGATTGTCCGTATTGTTCTGATAAGAAAAAGTTTGTTCCAAGACCATTTGGATGTTGAGGTTCGGATGTACCAGTTTCACTATACACAGAACCACTTTCTCTATCTTCTGAACCATATGAGTTCCACATCCAATTCTTTATATTATAGTTGTTTATATGTGTTGAGTATTCTGATATAGATTCTTCAAATGTAGCATATATTGACCCGCTATTGAATTCAAGTTGCATGACTGGATGTCCAAGTCTTTTTGCAACCCACTTTGTTACATTTACAGCATCTGTCTTAAATGTATTATCATCATCATATAATGTA